GCCGCGCGCAGTCAGCATCACCCCACTTGAACGGCACACCCTGAAATTTCTTGAGCGCCGCCTGTGCGATGGCGACCCGTCGAACCATGATCGGAACCGGGCCTTCCGGCGGCTCAAGCTGGGGGACGAACATACAAGGTATCCTTGATCACGGCTGGCACCGGCAAGTCCTGACCCCACGGCAAGGCGCGGTTGATCGCGGTGACGAATTCAAAGCCTGTCTCGCCCGGCCAAGCGGCCTGATGGTAGGCGTTGGTCAGCCGCACGGCGTCGTCGTTGTCGAACAGCCGTTCCCAGACCGAGACGCAGTCGAGCGCCAGCGAGCGCGTGCCTTGCCCGACTGTCAGGACGCCCTGATCGACCTCGCCAGAGAACACCAGCACTGGCGTATCGAGACCGCCGCCGGTCGTGCGATCCAGCGCCGCGATCCACACGAAGATCGACTTTCCTTGCATGTCCTGCCCGGCGAGCTCGGCGGCGGCGTCAGCGGTCTTCGGGTTGATCGTCACGCGCAGCGCAGGCGCGTTGTTGCCCATGCCGTCCGTGACCGGATCAAGCGCCGAGATCACCCCATACGTCGGATCGTCGCCGACGTAGGTCTTGCCGTCGATGGTCACCACGCCAGAGCCGACCAGCAGGCGCAGCCAGCCGGACGAGAGTTGCACCTCGACCCCAGCGAAATAGAGGATGTTCGGACCGTCGAACTGAGCCCGCTGCGTGGCGTCGTAGGCCATGATCTAGGCGCTCTCGGTGACCGTGAAACTTTGCGCAATGAAGCGTGAGTAAGCGACATCCCAAGCGGGCGCGGCGTCGGTGAACCCTTCGAGGATCGGAGCTTCGAATTCGAGCGGCGCGGTGGTGATACTGGCGCGCAGGAGCGGCGTGACTGTCAGTGTGATCGGCGTCGTGGTGGTGACGGCGGTCACGAGGTGCAGGTAGTGCCGCCCGCCCGCCACGAACGAAAACCACGCGCCGACTTCGGGGGTCGAGCCGGTCACGGTGACCGAAGCCGTGCCAGCCGTGCCGGTGCCGGTGACGCCGGTCACGGTGCGCATGTCGGGGATCGTCTGCGGCATCACCAGCCCGACCGTGTCGCCGACCGTATCGGCTTGCAGCGCGACGGCGAGCCACTCCGCAGCGCATGGCGCATCGAGCGTCGGCAAGACGATGTCGGCGGCGTAGCGCGTGCCGGGCCGGGTGATCCGCTGCGTCGGCCCGCCGAGCGACGACACGAGATCGCCGCCATAGCGGATAAGCTTCGGCTTCACCGCCGAGCCGCGCGGCAGGATCGGAAACTGGATCATCACCCAAGGCTCCGAGCGCTCGCTCTGGCAAGGTCGGCGGGCGTGGCTTCGCGGCTCATCTGCACCGCGCCGACACCAGCGGTCGCGGCGCTCCGGTCGGCGTAAGCCATCATCGCCTTTGCGGCCTGTTCCCAGATGACCGCGCCGCGATTGTCGAAGACGATGGTTTGCCCTGTGCTGCCGCTCGCGCCGAGCCCGACCTGTCGCAGTTGGTTGTTGGAGAGGATGCGCGAGCCGCCGGGCAGGTTCACGAGCTCGGGGCCATCCTCGCCAACCAGCGACAAGCCGCCCGCGCTGCCGGTCAGGTCGCCAGCCGCATGCGGCGTAAACAAGGTTGAGAGGAACGAGGCGGCAGGCTTGGTGAGGTTCTGTTCGACGAAGGATTGGATCATGTCTTCGGCGATCTTCTGGAAGATCGACTTGGCGACATCGGTCAGTTTGCCGCCTTCGACGACGGCCTTGGCGAAGCCGGTCGCAAGATCGTTGAGCCCGCCAGCCGCCCACGTCTCCATCTGCGTGTTCAGGTCGGTGATCCCGTCGATGTATTTTTGCAGCGGGTTTTCGAGCGATTTGTTGAGCTCGGCGGCCTTGTCGGTCTGCGATTGGGTGAGGTTGTTTAGCGCCGCTTTCGCAGCGTTGACCGCGTCTTGCTGCGGCTTCGTGACGTCCTCGCTCGCGCCCAAAATCCACTTGGAATAATCGAGATGATCCTGCGCCTCTTTGAGTTTGGCTTCGGCGAGCACCCGCTCGGCGGCCTGCTGCTGTTGCAGCGCAGCCCGCTCGAAGGTCGCCCGATCCGTCGTGCTGTTCGTCAGGTTGGCGAGCGATGTCAGGTGCGCGGAGTTCGCCGTGAACGCGACAGCCTGCAAGTCGGCGACGGCCTGTTCGTGGGCGATCTCGGCGTCGAAAAGCGAGGTCAGCAATTGCTTGTCGAGCAGGAGTTTCTTGTCCTGCGCGATCTGCGCATCGATGACCTTGGCGGCTTCAAGCTGCTTGAGTTGCGCGTCGGCGTTCGTGTCGACGCCCTTCTTTCGCGCCTCGTTCACCTTGGCGATGTTGGCGTTGATGTCGCCCTGCTGCTTGGTGAGCTCGTCGTCGATGGCTTTCTTTTCGAGGACGTTCCGCTCGGTCAGGCTGTCGGTGAGTTGCGCCTGCGCTGACGCGAGGCCCTTCAGCGCCGTCTGGTAGACGTCGAGCGCGGTCTTGGTGAGGGCTTCGGTTTCATCCTTCGGGGGGGTCTTGGTCTTGGTCGGGATGATCTGTTTCGCTGGCGGTTGGTCTTGCGCTTTCAGCGCCTCGTTCCAGCGCTTGAGGTCTTCCTCGTCGCGCTGTTTGGCGAGCGCATCGCGCTCCGTCTGGTATTGCTTGATCAGCCCTTGAGCGACCGGCTGGGGATGACCGCCGTCCTGTTTCTTGAGCCCCTCAATCGACGCGTCGAGAAGGTCGATCCGCTGTTGCGTGGGTTGGCTGCGAGTGATCGCCGCCAGAAAGCCGAGCGCCGCGAGCGTGGCGTCGTTGAAGGCGGTTTTGATCTTGATGAGCGTGTTGGCGTACTCGACGAACGTCGACGCCTTTTGCGCCTGCATGAGGTCGTCGAGCGCCTTCAGTTTCGTCTGCGCCTCGGCGGCCTTCTCGATGGTGCTGGCGCTTATCACCACGCCGAGATTTTCGGCCTCTTTCGACAGCGCCGCGAACCCCGCCGCGCCCTTGTTGAGCATCGGCAAGAGCTCTTCGACGCCGAGTTTCTTGGCGATGGCGGCTTTCTCGGCGGCGCTCCCGGCCTGCGCGATGCGATCCGCGATCACGGGGAATAGGTCTTCGAGGCTGTGGTAGCTGCGAAGCTGTTCCGGCGTGATGTTCAGCGCGTCGGTGAATACGGTTATCAACTGTTTGGCGCGCGGCAGATTGCCCTGCACCGCACCGACCGAAGCATTCAGCGCTTTGAGCGCGTTGTCCGCCGCGCCGACATCGACCTCGCTTTGCCGGGCGGCGAAATTGAATTTCTGGATGAAGTCGGTGGACACTCCGATGGTCGCGGCGAGCTTGCCGATCCCGGCGGCGTATTCGGTCGCTTTCTCGGTCTGCTCCATCACCAAGGCGAAGCCGCCGACCGCCGCCGTCGCGACGACGCCGACCGGCCCGAGCGCGCCAAGCGCTGCGCCGAATACCGGGATGCCCTTCGCAGCCTCGCCGAGGTGATCGGTAAAGCTCGTCAGCCCTTCCTCGATAGCGCCGAAAATACCCTTACCGGCCCACGCGCTCTCGATGTCCTTCGCGGCTTGCTTGTTTCGCGCGATGGCTTTGTCGAGCTTGTCGTTCAGCGCCTTGAAGTTGGCGTCAAAGACCACGATCAGCCGATCAATTTCGGTGCTCATCTGAGCTTATCCGTAGCCGTACTTTTCAAGCATGGCGTCGTGCTCCTCGGCGGTCGGAGGGCCTGCGGTGTCGGGCGCGGTGTTGGCTGAAAGCCAGCCGTCGCGGACCGCGAGGAATTCCCAGAAGGTCATTTCCTCGACTTGCCGGGGCGTGAAACCCATCACGCCGCCCGCTCCGTAGTAGTAGGCGAACCGGAGCTTTCCTCGGGGGAGCGCGTCGCGCTGGTTGTCGTTCGCGGCTCCCCTTCGATCTCCCCCACGTCCGGCTCATCCTCCGGGCCGGTCAGCGAGACGAGAACGATTTCGAGCGCCAGCGCGAGGTTCTCCAAGAGAGGTCGTTGGTCGTGGAGCTCGCGCACCAGCCGCCCGGCGCTGGTCGGATCAAGCCCGCCGCCGATCAGTCCGCGAAACAGCACCTCGCGCACATCATCGACACGCCAGCGACCCGCGCCGCCCGCCGCCAGAAGATCGATGAAATTGGCGTTCGGCATCGCCCGCCGGATCGCCGCCCAAGCCGCGATGCGCTGCGCGATCTCGCCCGGTCCGGCGTCGCAAGTTTCTTGGATTTTCCGCCACTCGCCGATCCCCAAGCGGAAGGTGCGCTCTTCGCTGCCCCACTGCCTGACGAGCGTCGCGTCGCGGCTCATGCCGCCGCCAGCGTCGCAGTCGGCGTGACAGTGACCTCACCATCCGAAATCATGGTGATGGTCGCTTCCATTTTCTTGCCACGGTCGCCCGTGATCTCGAACATCGTCAGATGGAACGGACCGGCGAACACCACGCCGCCATCAGCCGCCGGGATGTCGACGGTGATCTGGCAATTGCGCGACGTCGGGTCGGCGAGGAAGTCGGCGAAGACCGCGACATCCGGCGTGTTGAGGATGCCTGCGCCGCTCAGCGTGTAGCTGATCGACACCTTTTCGCGGGCCAGCCAGCCGAGCGCGTCGGGGTTGTCGCAATCGGGGATGTTGAAGTCGTTAGTGGCAGTGTCGCCCTTGATCGAGCGCGCTGCGTTCACGGTGCAGTAAGCCGTGAAGACTTCCGGCGATCCCCCATCGCCGATGGCGATCAGGAGCAACACGCCTCGGGCATATTTCAC